GCATGATGCCAATGCAAATTTCTGGTCTAACGACGAACTAACCGATTACATCAACGAGGCAAGGCAACGTCTTGTCCGTGATTCTGGCTGTCTGCGTTCATACCAGACAACCACCGCTTACACTAGCCAAGAAGTCTATCAATTTAGCGCATTTCCTGAAGGCGCTAACACGATGGACATTATTAATGTAAACCTGATATGGGGAAACACCCGTATCCCGTTACGTTATTTGCCCTGGACGCAGTTCAACGCTGAACTTCGGTTTTGGCAGAACTACGTTGGGCGACCAATTGCTTTTAGCATGTATGGGCCTACTAGCTTCTATATTTCTCCAGTTCCAGACCAAGATTATTCAATGGAACTAGATACGGTCATTCTGCCGACCGATCTAACGCTAGCCGCCCCAGATGACCCCGATCAGATACCTGATCCGTGGACTACGCCGGTTGCTTTTTACGCTTGCTACAAAGCCAAGTTTAAAGAACAGTCGTATGGCGAAGCTGAAATATTTAAACAAGAATACGTGAAACAAGCTCAGTCAGTTCTGGCTACCACCTATACCAGAAGGATGCCTAACCCTTATAGCACTCCTTACTAACATGGCTGCGGCAGAGCAAAAAAAATCCTATCATGTAATTAAGCAATTCAAGGGAGTCAACACCAAGGCGAATAGAACCGCTATTGGTGAGGACGAGTTTTCTTGGATTGAAAACGCGCAGCCTGTTGGTTTTGCCAACATTAAAGTAGTAAACAGCCGTAGCGCCGTGAAAGATTCTGGCAATGCTGCGGTTACATTTGGAAATACCGTAAATCACCTAACTTCTGTAAACCTTGTAGGAAAGGATTACCTACTGGCGTTTGAGGATGACGGACGGGCAGAATACTTTGACCTGACAAACTCCCTAAAAGGTAACGTAGCTGTTGCTGGCACGTTTTCCTCATCTGGAGTGCAAGTTGGTCAGTGGAAAGACGAACGCGCATTAATTCTAGACCCATCCAAAGGGTATTACACCTGGAATGGTACTAATCTGGTGTCAGTAGGCTCCATAGGCGAAGTTGCAGTCACTAACGGAGGCACTGGCTATACCACAGTTCCTACCGTTACAATTAGCGCACCTAATGATACTAACGGAGTTCAAGCCCTTGCTAATGCCTCTATCTTGGGGGGCGCGGTTACTAGCATTATTGTGGCTGAAGCTGGAACGGGCTATACCAGTAACGCTACCGTGACTATATCCGGTGGTGGCGGGGCTAATGCTACCGCTGTGGCTGGCATAGTGACGTTTAAGACCGGCACAGTAAACGCTTTGGTTACCAACGGTGGCAGCGGCTATACAAACGCGGCAAACACGGTTGTAACCGTTGCTGGAGGGGGCGGTAGTAACGCTGCTGCTACTCCGGTGCTGTCCGGTGGGCAAATAGTCAACATTATTGTAACTAATCCTGGCTCTAGTTATTCAAATTCATCCAATTTGACGGTTACGATCTCAGGCGGTGGAGGCACAAACGCTACTGCGGTGGGGATCATTAATTCCAATGATAATACTGGCATTTCCTCATTTTCAGGGCGTGTCTGGATTTCTTTTGGCAGAACTGTGGCCTATAGCGCGGCTGGTTCCTACAGTGACTTTACCAGCGTGTCGGCAGGAACGATTGTCCTAACTGATTCGACTTTGCATGGCAACATTCAGCAGATACTATCTGCTAACAATTTTTTATATATTTTTGGCGATGACAGCATTAACGTATTTTCGGACGTACGCGTTACGTCTGCGGGTGTCACATTATTTACCAATACAAACATTAGTGCGTCTGTTGGTTCCAAGCGTAAAGATGCGATTTTTCCATATTTTCGTTCAGTTCTGTTTCTTAACGATTATGGCGTTTATGCTCTTGTCGGCTCTACGACTAGTAAGCTCAGTGATGCTCTTGATGGCGTATTTCCCCTAATTGATTTTACTTCCCCAATTACGGCGGGTCAGGTTCTCATCAATAACATCTTGTGTTCAGCATTTAATTTTAAACAAAGTTATTTTGGCGGTAGCCGGTATGTCCAGGCTGTGTTTTTTGACAAAAAATGGTTTTTCACTAGCCAGGGGGATACCCTTAAATACGTAACCTCTGCTCCGGTTGGTGGCGTTATTAATCTGTATGGAACGGACACTAATGCGCTCTACAGGTTATATGCAGACTCTACCGCAAATGTAAGCTCTACTATTCAGACTTCCCTCAATCCAATGGGTGATCCCATACGGACTAAACAAGCATTGAAGTTTGCGGTTGAGGCAACCATTACCAATACCGCAACTATTAATGTAACGGTTGATTCTGAAACTGCGTCTAGTCCTTCTTATTCTTTAACCAATACTATTGGCTGGACGAATAACGCTGGAACATTAATTAATTGGATTAACAATAGTTCCGTAGTGATCTATTGGAGTTATACAACTGGATACGTTTTATATAAGTCTGACGCGCAACAATACGGGAAATATTTGGGTTTGACCATGACAAGCAGTTCACCCCCGTTTGTGGTCAATACGTTTGAATTTGAGCATGAACTAAGAGTGAGGTTCTAACATGGCTGTTCCAAACATTTTTGCTACCGCGACAAGCTCTATTCCTCTGTCGCAACTAGATACTAATTTTGCCACCGCGATTACGCTTGGCAGCACCGCCCTATACCTAGGCAATACAACTACGTCTGTAGCAGGTCTTACGCTAACGGGTAGCGCGTTCAACGGCACCGTAGGTGTAACCACCGCAAGCACAGGTGCGTTCACCACCGTCACGGCTACAGGTGGCGTGGACAAACTGACATCAGCAACCGGAGTTGTATCTGTTTCTGCGGCTACGGCACCATCATCGGGTCAGGTATTGACTGCAACAAGTAGCACTGTGGCTACGTGGCAAACGCCTTCAGCAACAAATCTTGCATCACCTGGCCCTATTGGTAACACCACGCCAAGCACAGGTGCGTTTACGACGGTTACCACGACCACTAGCGTTGCTGTTGGTGGGTCTACTCTTAGTGGTTCCGGTTCTGGTGTGCAATTTCCCGCCACACAAAGCGCATCAACAAACGCGAACACGCTGGATGATTACGAAGAAGGAACGTGGACGCCAAGCGTTGGGGGAACTGCAACGTATTCAATACAAACTGGAACGTATGTAAAAATTGGTCAAAATGTTACTGCGTGGTTTGATATGCAAATTGCTTCTATTGGAACTGGCAGTACAGTAAACGTATCGGGTTTGCCTTTTTCAGCTAACGCATCAGCGCCCGTTCTAGGTGGAGAGTGTGGGTATATTGCGGGGTCTGCAACTAACATAGTAAGTGTGTTTCCAAGATTAAATGCTAGTGGAACAACTATTGTTCTTGGATCACTAACAGCCGCAGCTGCGTCCGTTGGGAGTAGTGCTCTTTTGGCAGATGCTACTCGCATTGTTGTAACTATGACTTATCAAGCAAATGCTTAAAATTAGTCAAACCAGATTAGTTTGACCAGACAAGGAGAAACAAAATGGCAATCACCAAAGAAACCGCAATTGACCAAATCACCGTCACCGAAAACGGCATCATCCTCTATCGTGAAGCTACGCGCATCATGGAAGATGGCACCGAATTGACCAAGACCTACCACCGCAGCAGTTTGACACCAGCGCAAGACCTTACGGGCGTGCCTGAGAAAGTGGTGGCGATCTGCAACGTGGCATGGACAGCAGATGTTGTTGCGGCGTATCCAGTGGCACAAGCGGCGAGAGTAGCGACGTAAACTAACGGGGGATAAGTAATGATTAAGTTGGAACTGGATCAAAACGAGGTGCAATTTCTGATTTCTGTATTGGGTGAACTTCAAATAAAAACAGGTGCCGCTATACTTGTTTCAAAGATTCAAACTCAAGCACAGCCTCAGATGGAGCCGCCAAAGGTAGAAGCTAACGAGGTGCAATAATGGGTATCCAAGCGTTTACAGCAATGGGCAATACGGTAACATTTACGGCTAATACGGCAGCGCCTACGCCTGTCCAGGCTGCGTCTGTTAGCCTTGGCGGTAACCAATACCGCATCATCAATACCGGCTCGGTGACTGTATTCCTTGGATACGGAACTACGGCGGCATTGGCTAATACTAATGCCGCTGTAGTTACTTCTAGCGGCCCTTCTGTTCCGATCATTGCGGGAACTGATGAGATTCTGACATTTGTTCCAAACGCATACTTTACCGGCATTACGTCTACGGGTAATGCGGCAATCTACGTGACACCTGGAGATGGTCTGTAAATCATGCTAAAAACCATAAGTCCATCAGGAGTAACAGGTGCCTTAAATTATAAAGGCACTTGGAACGCGTCAACCAATAGTCCTACCCTAACCTCCAGCGTTGGAACGCAAGGTGATTATTACGTTGTCAGCGTTGCCGGTAGCACAAACCTTGATGGAACAACCTTG